AATCTAATTCGCTGACCTGAATTCTTTTGCTATCTATAGCCATATCTTATCTCGTTCTATAAAGTATTAGATCAAGTGCCACTGGGGTACTCGTATTAATTATTACAAACTCTACGGTTACATCAATAGAGTTTTCATCTTCAGATACAATTGCCTCTACATTTGTAAGACTAAATCTTGGTTCAAAGTTATAAATTGTAAACTCTATTGCTTTCCTAAGCATAATGGGTAGCATTGGAGTAGCTGGTTCAAACAATAGTGAATTTATCTGTGAACCGATCTCTGGGTGAAATGGTTTTTCGTAATTTGACGTTAAAATCAAATTTCGGATTGAGGATTTAATAGCTTGCTCATTAGTCTTAACTGTCACATCTTTAGTGACAGGATGAGCCATAAAATTTAAATCTATATCAACGAATGTTCGGGAATTGTGTGCCATATTATTATTTAGGAATTGTGCTGCAATTATACTAGTGCAAATCCATTTTTAGGATAAGTTCCTGCCACAGTTTGGTGGTTATTCATGGTAAACATATGACCCTGATTCCCTGTTTGTCTGTATGAACAGTGAATCCAGAATGCCTGACCACCTCTGTCATATTCCATAATAACCTGATTCCAAGAACCTAATTTCTTAACAATCTCACCAGCTTTCTTATGAGTATCTGCTTTACCACCTTTGAAGGAAATATCGGCAGCACGCCCAGCAGGATGATCTCCACCTTCTTTCTGATAAGTTCCATTCGCAAGTTTAATATTCAAATCGCCACCATCATTTGGTCCCTGGGATGGTCGTCTAAATCCACTTGTAATTACGAAAGAATCTCTTCCATATAGTTCAGCAATTGGCTCAAGTATATTATCGCAGAGACGTTTTAGATTAGCAACAATATCTTGCGGAGCAAGCATCTCACCATCAGCCATCTGATAAGATCTTCTTGGAATACGTACACCACCCATGGTTAAATCACCAAGAGTAAAGTTCTTTGATAATCTCATACCAGCATTGAATGCATCAGTTGACATATTCAATATGGTACTGACATCAGATGATTTACCAGTTGCTGCAGAGGTAGCAGTTGGTTTAACTGTATCTTTAACAAACGTAGTTGCAGAATCTGCAGATTTTGATGTTTGATTTTGAGCAACTCTATCTGCTTTATATGCTGCTAAATCAGAACCTGGACTTTGAGTTGGTGTTTCAAACGCTACTTCAGAACTACGAGTTACCAATGGTGCAGCAGCAATCTGAGAAACACCAGAAGTTCCACGTGTTTCAATTGGTAATTCTAAATCAGTTCTTATCGCATCTCTTGCTGGTTTTGCAGTTTTAGCTGGGTCTGCTGAATTTGGTGTAGCTGCAAGACCATTCTGCATCTTTAATGTTTCGCCGTCAATTGCAACTCGTCCACCAGAAATAATACTTAATGCATCATTTGAACCAAAAGCTGCATCTGCACGAGATTTAATATTTAAAGTTTCTTCACTTTGAATATACATTTGATGATCAGATTTAAGATTCATATTATCTGTACTTTGAATATTCAGCAGACCAACAGATTTAATATTTGTATCAGTACCACTTAGCATTAATATTCCACCACCAGATTTATTATTGATGTTACCGTCAGCACCAATAAACGCACTACCTTCAGTCTTAATATGTAAATCCGCACCAGCTTCTATATTAAATCCAGTTTTAGAAATCATGTTAAATTGTCCAGCAGATTCCAAGTTGATCTTATTTGCTTTAAGATTAAACTCACCACCAACAGCCATATTAGTTGAACCACTGACATTGATATTAGCATCATTATATACATTGATATTAGCTGCGCCAGAAATTTCAAGATTGAATACGTTATCGGTACGAACATTTAACGCACCATCAACTGTTAAGTTGCATGCACCTTTAATATAGATAAATCCATTTCGATCAATAATCTCATATCCATCACCCATGATTCTATTAACCTGAGTTCCTGAAGCATCCATCTCAATGAATGTGCCAACTTTGTGATGAATATTAATACGCTCTGCTTCTGGTGTATTATCAAACTCCAATACATGTCCACACTCATATTGCGTTACATGATTATATGGATATACACCAGCATAAGGAACTGGTGGCGAATTCCAAGTTCCACCATTGGCAATTCTAATTCCTGATTTTAAATCAGCTTGTTTTTCAGTAACAATTGTTCTGCCAAGATTATTACCAGAAGCAAGTCGGTTTGTATCTTGCTCTTCTTTATACTTTGGATATACACCATTAGGATCTTGGAATCCTTTTGTTGAATCTACATCACTACCATTACTAATAGTTCCATCTGGTCTAAGTTCACCTATAGGAACTGGTTGTGGTTTAGATGGCTCACCTTCTAATTTAACCATTAACGCTCTGGCTTGTCCTGCAGTAGAACCAGAAATTTTTTCTAATTCTTTAATAATTAGTTTTGGATCAGCTGAAGCAAGTCCAAGGTTAGCAACTAATCCACTAACAGTACCACTTGGATTATCAATACCAAGGGTTGAGGAAATTTCATTCAATGAATTTCCAAATTCAGAAAGAGTGCTGTTAGAATTTCCAGTGCTTGTTAAAACTTTATTAATATCGCCATCTAGATTAACTGATTTAGTTAAATTTGCAAATTCATTTTGAACACTAGTTATTACTGATAGTAAAGATGCATCTAGATTAGCAAGACCAGCTGCGCCCAATTCACCAATTACTGCACCAAGTTCACCTAGTTTACCAAGATCTTTTAAGCCAAGATTATTTAAATCACCAACAGCAGTTAATGCTGCTGGGCTAAATGCACTACCAAGATCTGCTAAGTTTCCTAAATCACCTGCAGCATCTGGGTTTGGATTATCATTTGGTACATCAGTACCTGCTGCTGCAGAAGATTCTGGTGGAGTTTTATCTGAGTCATCTGGAGGTAATGCTTTTCTCACACCAGAAAAGTCAGATCCCTTTTCAACTTTGTCGCCATCGGCAATTGAAGCTGTTGGTGAAGGATTCTTTGGATCATTACGAAACTCCCACTCACGCATTAAATTTTTCTGAACAGTATACCAAGTAGTAGTAACTTTATTACCATTTTTATAATAGTTACCCTTTTCACCACCGAATGGGAATCCAAGATTATATGGATCTTCATATGTAGGAAACTCTGCAGCAAGTGCCTCACCAGCACCTTTTAATAACGTGTCATCAGTTTTAGATTTGCCTTTAAAGTATGCGAATAATTTCGGACGTTTACGAGCGATAATATATTCTTGACAAATAAGATCTTGAGTTGCCTCACTGAATGATTGGTTGACATCAATATTAAGTGATTGAACTGCATTCTTTAAAGTTACTGGATCAATTTGGTATTTACCAACTGAAGAAAGTTTATCTGGGCTTCCAGCTGGTAATGATTGTTTCTCCATAATGTCTTTAATTGTCATCTTAGACAATTTGACATTACCATCACCAGTAGCTATAGCAGAAGTTCCTTGTGGGCTATTTGCTGATTTTGTATAAGTATCATAACTACCCGCAACAGCATCACCAGTTTTAACAAGTTTAGCAAGTGGTCCAAGAACCTTTTCTGTACTTACAACTTTACCAGGTGGAAGTTTATCTGTTGAACCTGCAGCTGCTGTAGATGCTGGTGGTGGAACTGGGGCATTAGCTGCTGGGGATAGAATACCATCTAATTGATAATTATTAACAACTAATGGCTGTTGTATATTATTACCCTCAAAGGCATCTTCCTTTTGAGAAACTCCAGTAAGAGTTCCCATCATAATTGGAATCTGTTCGTCCACATCCATGAACATAACCAATACCCATGTACCAGGAACTGGTCCAACTGGTGCTTTTCCAACACCAGAAGTTCCTGCTTCAGTAATAGGTAAGACTGGTTGAGCCCATGGTAAATCCTTTGTTGCAAGTTCAGTTTTGTCTTCAGTATGAAGACCAACGACACGAACTTTACAACGTCCAACCTTTAGAGGATCATCTCTATCCTCTACGCATCCAGTATAAAACTTTTTAAACATTAGTTAGTTATCCCATGATAAGAATCTTTGATCAATTGCATATGACACTCGTGACTTTTTCGGTCAATTACATGATTGATGGTAGCTATTAAATAAA